CCAAAGTCGAGCGATGAGCGGGTTCTTTTATAGTCAATCTGGTAACGTTGGGCTCGGGGAAGATAGAGAATCTCTGCTTGGCGTGCTTGCAGAAGAGGAAAGAGCTCGACAGGCTGCAGCTGCAAAGAAGGCAAAGAAAAAGGCATTTTGGAAACAATTACTTGGCACCGCCTTAAGTGCGGGAGTGAGTTATGGAGTGAGCAGTTTGAAATTAGGTGGAGGTGGTGCAAAAATGGGAATGGGGAGGGAAACTTTATCAAGAATGCCCGCGAGCTCGTTTCAGGGTCTGGATTCGATAAAGAGCTCATTCTCTTCTCCCAGCTCTACAGCTTTAGCGGAGGGAATTAAAAATGCTAATGCTTCATCGCTATTCTACGCCGGTGGCCCAATCCGCAAATACGCCAGCGGTGGCCACATCGCAGGAAAATCTGGCATCGATCAAATTCCAGCGATGCTCAGCGAGGGAGAATATGTAATTCGCGCAAGTAGTGCTCGTCAACTCGGTAAGCCGACGCTCGACAGAATTAATGCAGGTAAATTTAATGATGGAGGGTCGGTATCTCCAATAAACACTTCTTCGGAGTCAGGGATTTCGGGAGGAAGCACTAATAATATAAATATTTCCATCAATTTAGAAGCGGGTAAGAAAGGGTCATCAAAAACAAACTCATCAGGATCAAACCGGGATCCAGTAGAAAAGTCAGACTCTGAGCAGAGCTCAACCATGCTTGCGGAAAAAATAAAGCAACAAGTTGTTTCTGTAATTGTTGAGGAGCAGCGCCCAGGGGGATTACTAAGTGATTAATCATGAGTTATTCAAATTACGAACAGAATGTGATTGTCAATGGATACTCTTTATCTGGGGTTCAAAATGTTGATGGCAGTTACGGAATAAGCGAAAAGCCCATCCGTGTGGCTGGGGTTGGCTTTATTGATGCATTAATAAATGCCCCACTTGAAGGAAGTTTCTCTTTATCGAGGAAAATGGTTAGCTCCGATCCTCTACTTGAATTGAATTCGATAGGCAAATATAAATTCGATGAAGAGGAAATTGACGGAGCGATATTATATGAAAGCGGAACAAAAGGTTTTGGCTTTACTCAGGCAAGAGTGACCAGATATTCTGTTGTATGTTCTATTGGGGACGTTCCTGATATCGAGATGGATTTTACGGTTTATGGTAATTTGGGTAGTGGAGTTTCGATTCAACCTGAGACGAAAGCTCACCCTGAAATAAGATACCCAGATCAGTCGAGTATAAAAATATTAGTTAGTGATTTTAGCGTAGACGCAATAAGTGATTTCTCTTATAGTCGTAGTTTAAATTTACAATCGCTATACGCTATTCCCAAAGGGACAAGTCAAGATTGGAGCGATGGAATTGTTGATTATCCTAATTTAAGCCCAGTTCAAATAGATACTCAATATCCTATAGAAACTGATATTAATTTTACGATGATTGCGGATGAATATGAAATTAGGGAAATAAAAGATAGAATACAAGCTGCGCCAAAAAGTAATGTTGTAATTGAAATAAGGGACGCTCAGGATAATGAAAGCATAATAAATGCATTTACTGGCCATAATATGCGATTGATTAGTGAAAGTATAAATTCATCCATCGAGGGAGAGATGAGCATATCGTTAACATACAAAGGTTATGAGACCTTGCATAATCCAACATCATGAGCAAGCCATTTTTAAGATTTGAGGATGGTAAAATTTCTTTAGCAGGAAAAGATCTACTTGTTCAATCTGCCGATTTATCTATTACCCCAACCTTGAGTGCCGAAAGAGTTTATGGGGATTATGATGCGGCAATAGCTGGTGCGAAAACAGAATTTATAGACTTCGCTCCGCAAGGAAATATTCAAGGACAATTAGATATAAAATTTTTAATATCTGCTGAAACATTTGCTGAATCTGGTGTTCCTAATAATATTAATCGATTGTTCGATATAAAAGATGGAATGAGTGAGGCTCCTATAAATAGAAATATTGTTGGAAGATATTCTTTTGATAATATGTATTTAAAGTCATTTGGGTTTTCGCTTGAACCATTTAGGGTAATTGAAGCGAATGCGAGTTATGATATATATGGAACGATAAATCGAACAGGGCCGGGAAGGTTTACCCGTTTGAGTGCTGATTTTGCGCACGGATTAAAATCTTTTGGGTTGATGGAAGCGAACGGAGCTTCTGCGGATTCTGCAACTCAATTGCAATTTGAAATAACATCCCTAAAGTATAATATAGTCGTTAATAGGAAAGTTCATAATAGAATAAGATCATCAGAAAACACCTTGGTGAGCACAGATGCAGATGGAGTTGTTCCAAGTAGAGTTTCTATTGAAAGTATTGAATCTGAAATGAGTATCGATTCAAATGGTATTATTCCTGATTTGAATGCATATGGAGATCAACAAACAACTAGTTACATAGGAGATAGAAATAAATCAGAAATAGAAGCTTTTTTAAAGGATATAAATGGAAACAAGATAGCTCGCTTTAAGACATCTGGAAGAATTCAGCAACAATCTTATTCAGTGTCAGAAGGGCAACAATCAATTGGTTCTATAACAATAAAGGAAATTATTAAATAATGTCAGATTTGTATTCAGTCTTAGCCTCTGAGCAATTATCTCATATATCAAATTATAGCGGTATATTTGAAACCGGTGTGAGTTATAAAAAATTTGATTTTGTATACAGCACTGGTGATGGGCTTTTTTATTATGCGCGAGAGGATATGGTTTTTGGTGGAGGATCAAATATACAGGACTCCAATCGATTATCTCTTGTGCCAGATGGTCCGTACACATCGGAAGGTCGCGGTCATTATATAGTTGATGGATTTAATGATCCATATTCTGTTGGTTCTGATTTTCAGGTTGGCCAATTAATTTCTTTAAGTGGTTCTCTAAAAAATAATGATGGAAAATATAAAATATTAAATATAGAAACTGATGTTGTTAATTCTATAAATAATTCTTATCTTTTAACTGGTGCTCTTATTACTGTTGTTGGTATTGAATCTGATGGTATAAATTCGTTGGAAATTTCAGGAGCAAATCAATTAACTTTATCTGAAATAAATGTTGCACCAAGTGAAAACGATAATCTTTGGACTGCTGATAAATTTTTCTTTGACGCGGATTATGGATCGACTGCGAATTTTACTTGTAATAATTATAGTTATGATTATGGAAATGGATATTCAATCAAGCAACCAAAAACGGTAAACTCGTTAAATTTTGAAGTTGATTTGAAGTTTGAAAATAGAACAAATAGGGAAGCGAATGCAATCATCCACTTTTTAGAGAATCATCAAGGTCAAAAAGAGAAGGATAAACCTTCTCAGAATTTATTGTACTCTCAGGGCATTTCCGGTTTTAGATGGGATGGAAGTGCGACTTTCCATCCTTATGACTCCCTAGAGGTTCAGACGAAAAATTTTTATTGCAGTGAATTTAGTCACGATTTATCTTTTGAGAACAGTAATAATATAACCGTAAAGTTAAGCAGTCTTGATACTTCTTTATTACAAAAATCTGAAAGCTTATTAACAAACAAGGCTGATGAATACAGCTCAAGCGAGTACTACGAGAGAAATGATGTTGTTTTTAATTCAGAAAATCATAGATACTATTATTGCAAAAAACAAAATAATAATTTAAAACCTGTTCAAAAAAATCAAATATGGACAAGATTGGATGGGCATTTTAAGGATATTAATAAAGATTATTGGTCTAGGGAATTTTTCTGGAAACCGTCTATTGGTTTAAGTGTTTCTCAAAAACCAAGAGTGTTGGATTTGTCTTTGATTGGTGGGTATACCCAAGTCTATAAAGACGGCATAAATGAAAGTTTGTTAGAGCTTGACCTTAAGTTTGACAATAGAGACGATTCTGAGGCTTACGCTATATTACATTTTCTTGAGCAGCATTATGGTTGTATTCCCTTTTTGTTTACTCCTCCTGCTCCTTATGAGACGCTTCAAAATTTTACATGCCAAGAGTGGCAACATACTTATACGTACAAGAATAATCACAGTATAACAGCAAGGTTTCAGCAATGCGCTTTTAATTACTCCGCCCAGCAATACGATAATCAATCTGCCCCCGCACCTCTTCAGCCTGGCGAGGTGTTTTTAACGAGTCCATTTGTAATGTCCGAAGAAAACGTGGGTTCAACCATTTATGCAGATGAAAAATTAAAAAAGAGATTGTATATTAAAAATGTAGGAGATCAAGTTGTCTCTATAAATTCAATGGGAGCAGTGAGTGATGGAGGAAGGAGTTTTAACTTGATTCATGGGTCGGTTTTGTCGAAGGATATTGATAGAAGCGGTTATATCTTTTACCTACCAACTTCAGGAATGCCTTTTGGTCTAAATGGTAAACTTGTAAAAATTTCAAAAACATATTCAGATGGGCCGGACGGCGGTCATTCATTTATAGCTATGAAAATTGTTAACGGCGAGTTTACTCCAGATGGTTCTGGCGCATCCAATTTTTACTTTCAAAACAATAAGGGGCAAATTAAAACCGCAAATTCATCCTTTGTTGATTGTGATTATTTTGTTGTTACTAAACTTTTTGAAAATAATGGCAAAACTATTATACAGCCGAAGTCTGAGGTTTATGTTGATGTAGTTTCTAGCCCTGGTAGTGGACACTCAATATCTTCCTTAGGGTTGAGTCCGTCTAAATCTGGAGAGTATACTGGGGGAGTTATAATTAAACATACAGGTATAAATATCACTTCTTCTTCGATAATTAAAATTTTTGTAGTATAATATATTATGGGTAAGTCTCAATCAAATTTAAATAAACAACTTTTATCACTGACTCCTGATGCTTTGATAGATTTATATGAAATAGATTTTAGTAATTTGCAGATTAATTTTGAAATGATTGAGGATTTGTACGGAGTGAATATTGGAGCGGATACTGTTTATAGGTTTTGCCCAATGATAAACGGCACGAACCCTATAATTTGGCAAGGAAAATCTTATCAACCTTTACCTGTTAATATGGAGGGGTTTGAGCAAAAGGCGGACGGAACCTTGTCTAGGCCAACTTTTACAATTGCAAATCCTCACGGCTTGTTTTCTAGAATAGTGCATTCTAATAAAGACTTTTCTAATTGCAAGGTAACTAGAAAAAGGACATATGCGAGGTTTTTGGATGATGAAAATTTTCAAAATAGAAACGAAAATCAAGAAGGAAGTAACCCTTTTGGACAAGCAGATTCAGAATCTCATTTACCTGACGATGTATATTATATAAATAAAAAAAGTAACGAAAATAAGCAATATATACAATTTGAGCTGGTGTCAGTCCTCGAATTAGAAAACTCTCCGGTTCCTGCTAGAGTGGTTCTTTCGGGTTCTTGCGGATGGGTTTATAGATGTAATATTGGTTGCAACTATAGAGGGTTGGCTATAGAGTCTTCTTCTGGTGAAGCCTTAACTTTTAGTGATAGTTCAAAATACCCAGATGGTATAAAAGATATTCCAGAATGGAATAAGTATGGGCTTGGCGGGACCGAGAATGAACTGGCTTCATATACAAGAGGTGAATTAGTTAAAATTATAGGCAAAAGTTCTTCTGACCCTTACAAGAAAATACCACAAGTTTTTATATGCAAAAAGAGTCATATCGGGTCGACAGCTAGGCACCCTTTCTTTGACTCAGAGCACTGGATCAAGGATCAATGCAGGAAGACTTTATCTTCATGCGGAAAGAGATTTAGCGACAGACATGATTCTTTATCAAGTTTCAATAAATCTGGAGCATCCTTAGGCCTTCCGTTTGGAGGATTCCCTGGAACGGAAAAATTCCCAGTTGAATAACATTCCTAAAGAAGTTTTATTGCAATGCAAAAATTATGCGCTTAAGTTTGAAGAAGAAGAGAGTTGTGGTATAATAGTAAAGCATAATAATAGTTTTTTATTCAAATCTTGCGAAAATATTCATCCTGATAAAAAATATTTTTTCGCAATTAATCCAATGAATTTAGTAGATAATGTAGTTGAGTATATTTTTCATAGCCATTGGAATGGAGGCTCCAGGCCGTCTTCTTGTGATATAAAAAGTTCTGACGAATTATGTATACCTTTTTTAATATATAGTTTAACTGACGATGATTTTTACCTATATCGAAGTATAAGTGTATAAAAATATAAGGTTTAAGGGTATAAATGAAAACGGTATATTTACATGGTAAATTGGGAAAACGCTTTGGTAGGAAGTGGAGAATCGCTGCGAAAACTCCTATCGAGATTATTCAGGCGTTAGAGGCCAACAGCGAAGGCTTTATAGACTATATACAAAAAAAAGCCATTGATGGCGAACATTATATTTTTCTAAAGAAGGATCCGAAATATATATCAAGCGAAAAAGATGTTGAGGATAGTTCAGTAAATGAATTAGAAACTGAAATAAAATATAAAAATGAAGAAATTCATATTGTTTCTGGAGCGTACGGGGGTGTCGTAGCGGGTTTTGTCGGTGGTTTAATCAAGGGTGCTACTTTATTTGGTATAAAAGCAGCTACTATAGGCGCCGTTGCGTCTGCGATGGTTTGGGGGACTGTAGCTCAAATCGGAATGAATGTTTTATTTAAGCCACCAAAACCACCAAAGAGAGGTACCCCGACTACGACGAAGTCTTTTTTGATGTCTGGGTCGCAAACTAGACAAGCTCAAGGAATTGCTGTTCCATTAGGTTATGGTAGATTGAGAATTGGTGGCGCTACCATATCTCACGATAGTTCAGCAAAGAGGATTCGAAATAGTTCAAACGATTTAACGTTAGAATCTTTTTCGAATATGGGATTTGTTGATTTATTGTGCGAAGGTCCTATAGAGGGTTTTGTTAATAAATATGGGGGGCCAATATCTGGGGGCGACATAAGGGAAGGTATATATTTAAATGATGTTCAGGTGAAAAACACCCCAAGCTCAAATGGGCAAGAAGGAACCTTTAATTATATACTTAACGAGTCTGAAGACTCGGAAGAGGGGAAGTGCCAATTTAAGGCGGGAAGTGCATTTGATGACAAAATAATATCTAGTAGTGTTTCTTCTTATCTTGAATACAACACTCTGCTATATGGCCCTGGGCCGTACGAAAATAATAACAAGGATAAACCGAAGGCTAATTATGTATCTCATTCAGAGGCGATAAGTCAATCTGCAAAAGTGTTTTCTCATTTTGTGGCAAATAAGGAAGTTGACCAAGTTAGGATTTCATTTAAGACAGAACTACAAGTAAACCAAAGTGACGGAAGCACTTCTCATAATGATGTTAGGTTTATTATTTTAATGAATAGGCACGATGGAGAGTTTAATGTGCTCGATGATCCCAGAAGTATTGTTTTAGACTCGGAAGGGGTGTCTTTGAGAAATTTCGATTTAGAAAAAGAAGAAGATTTAGAAAGATGGGATCAGGAAAACGGTAATTGGCAGGAGGGGAATGTCGGCGGTCTTATAGGAAGAGGCTTCTATCATACTATGCAAAGACAGAAATTTATTAAAGAGCAAGAAAAATCCAAAAGCGGGCTATCTTTAGTGAGTAGTTCGAATGGCGAATCTCATTTTAAACTGATTGGAATAGCGACCGCCCCTTATCAGTTTGATGTTAATATACACTATAACCCAGATAATGGATCTAGCGAGGTTTCTTCGGGAGTAACTTTCAAAGTTATAAAATTAAGTTGCGAGTATGACCCCTCTGCGAAAGACGGTGATACTGGGGGATTAAACAAAAGAAAAGTTCTTCAATTGGCAAGTTTTTCTGAAATCATAAATCAGAAGTTAACTTACCCCCACAGTTCAATGGTTGGAGTAAATATTGATTCAAAAAACTTTTCTAGTTCTCCAAATAGGACTTATCACGTAAAATTAAAAAAAATACTAATTCCTTCGAATTATAACCCTGAATCAAAGACTTATGATGGACCGTGGGATGGGTTATTTAAAGGTCAGACAGATTTGGCACAATCTGTTAATGAAATTTCTGAGTCAAATAAAGTTTGGAGCGATAATCCTGCTTGGGTGTTTTTTGATATGCTTCATAATCCTAGGTACGGAATTGGTAAATACGGACTCGAAGAATATTCAATTGATAGGTGGCAGCTTTATAAAGTAGGTAAGTACTGCGATCAATTAATTGAGACAGATTTTCCTGTAGAAACTCAAACCTCAGAACCTAGGGGTTGCAAAATTTACATCTCCTCTAGAGGAAGACGATCGAATTTTGAAATTAATGTTGATGATAGCGCTGTAAGCGCATCAGTATTTACAAAAGAATTTGGTAGCGGTACATCTTTCGCTGGTAAAAAAATAGCTATTTTTGTTCATCAACATAATTTTGGTCAAGGGCAGGGGTTAGATTCAGATCAACAAGATACTCTTACTAGGAAATCCATAAATAGGGAGGGCGAAATTAAGGTTTACGAGAGAGTTATAGTTTATTCTAATACCTCAACAAGGAAAATTACAGTAAAAGGGCCAGATTTGAGGGATGACTCCGCTAATTTCGAAAGTAACGGAATTAAACTGATTGCAGCGTGCGCTACTCAAATAAATTATCCTATAGTTGAACCTAGGTTTACAGCTAATTTATATTTAACAGAGCGATCCGAGGCATTGGAAATAATAAACTCCATGGCTTCTATATTTAGGGGTATGATAGCTTATTCTTCTGGTAAGGTCGGGGCTACATACGATAGAGATAAGATTCCCGTTCAGCTTTTTAATAATTCTAATATATTAGGAGGAGATTTTTCATACGCAGGCGTCCATAAGAATAAAAAAGCAACGGCTTGTTTGGTTAGGTTTAACAATAAGGACAAATCCTTTAAGCCTGACATCGTCTACGAAGAAGATGAGAGTTCTATGATATCCTTAGGGTACATAGAAAACGAAACTATGGGGTTTGGTATAACTTCAGAAAGTCAGGCGAGGAGGCTGGCAAGGTGGATTTTGATGACATCTCAACTAGAAACAGAAACAGTAAAATTTAACGCAGGGCAAGAGGCTTCGTATTTAACTGCTGGTTCAATCATTGAAATTTCAGACGAAGTTAGAACCTCTTCAGATAAGAGTGGTAGAATCTTGGATATTCAATTATACAGAAATAAGATTTTAGTCTCACAGAGTTCTGGGTCGTTCACCCAGCAATATCAAGAATATTTTGAACCCTATATTCTTATAGATAAATCCCATCTATCTTCTCCTGGTATAGATAAAGTTGAAATAGTTATTTCCTTAGCTAGAACGAATGAGTCTCTAGAAATGATCGAGCAAAGAGCTAGGGTCGAGGAGAGCGAGGAGGACCAAGATCAGGAAATAGAGTCTTTGAGAACTTCTCAGATTCTTAGGTTTGAGGGTAGGGTCTCTAGTGACCCTACGGTTAGGAATTTTGGACCACAAGGGCAAAAGACGATTATAGAGGATTTAAAAATAAAAATACAAATGGAGGTTTCTGTCTCTGATAATTTAATAAAAATATATAACCACGGTTTTTCCGATGGACAGAAGGTTTCTTTTACTTCTGATGGGAAGCTTCCCGGCGGCATAAATAAAACAAATGATGGTTCGTCGAATTATTTTGTAACCAATTCCACACGGCACACTTTTCAAATATCGAAGACTTCTGACGGGTTGGTTGTGAATATATTTAATATTGGCTTGGATATGTTTGGGAATGTTGGGGGGCGGCATTATTTAATCAGCTCTGATGCTGATATGTTAAAGGATTTTTTAGATCAAATTAATTTAGGAGCAGCGTATTCAATAAGAGGGTTGGTATCAGTAACAGGGGAGCTGGAGCAAATATCTAGTTCTACTGCAGAGTCGATTGGCTCTAACTCAACAGCAGCTCTATCTGCAGCTAATTGGTATAGGTCCGACTTCTTAGGTTGGTATTATAACTCAGGGGCAGACTGGATTTTTATATACCAATCGAGGCTGTGGCTATACATAGGGAGATTGAAGAATAGAGTTATAGATAGTCAAGATGGTTTCTGGATGTATATAGGAGGAAGTCAATCAGAAGTTGAATCAACAGGTATAGGATGGGTTTGGACTAATGATAATTATAAGAATACTTTTTGGTATATAAACACTATTAAAAAGTGGGTATACCTAATATATGATAATTCTTCTAGAGATAATATTGTTGGGTTTTATGTATATGATAGCGGAACGAATTTAAGTGTTGGTGATTATTATATATTAGGGAAAGATCAAAGGTTATTTATATCAGGTAAGGACTCCAACGGCTTCTTCTTAATGTTTAGTGAAACGGGTGATGTAGCGAATTATATGGAGGCATCTTCTAATAACCCTCCATCTTTCTCTGATTTGGAAAACCCAAGAGCTGTAAAATCTGATATATCTGCAATGTACAGCGTTGATGAAAACCAGAGCGTTCAAGGGGAGTCGGCAATTAGAGTGGAACTAAGCGGTGGGCATGGTATAAATTTAGATTTAACACAAACAATTGATATTTCAGCGGTGTTGTCTTCCAGTCAGCAATTCGATAATTTGATTAATGGTGAGTGGTATTTCAGTAAGGTTGATACTAATGTGATAGAACTGGAATCCAGTGCGTCCTTGATTGGTTTAATGATTGGTGTCACTGAATATGGATTTGTTAGTATAGAATTACCCCCCGAGTCTAAAATTTTCAGGAAGCTTGAGTCTCAATTATTTAGAACTATTTCTGTGAAAGAATTATCCGAAAATAAATACGAAGTTACTGCATTAGAATATAACCCTTCAAAGTTTCTAGCTGTAGAACAAAAAGGACCTCCCCGCTCTCCTGCGCTGCCAATTCCGCCTCAAGCGGACATGTCATTACCTGATGCTCCAGATGGGTTGTTATTATTTGATTTAACTGTATAATAATATATATTATGTTATCTACTGCTCTAGGAATTCAATTTAATGTAAATGATCTTGATGCTCATTACGAGGTTGCCGGATCATCCGATAACTATTCTTTTCAGTATAATTTAGGCGTAGGTAGGGATTTGGCCGACTTTGAGGGGGAGGCGATTCAGAAATCAGTTTCATTAGAGGGTAAGTATGGGTTTTTTGATGTTAGGGTCTATGCTATAAGTGATATAGGTGTTAGGTCGGCTTTCGTTGAAACCGGAATAAATATAAGCCCTCCGAAATTCGACAATACTTTTACTTTTAATAACTTAAGAATCACTAATCTTCCGGTTAGAACAGATGTCGGTTCCGTTAATATCCACTCCCCTCAGTTCGAGGGTGATAAACTAGAGGTTAAGTCTGAATTTATAAACAAAAACTCTCAAATTTCATGGGAGTTGATCCCTCCGGTTGGGCATGCGAAGCAGGGGGAGTCTATTGATTCCGAATTATTGAAGGACAGTTTGTTTGAGAAATTTGATATAACTATAGAAAATGGAACAGGGGCTGTTGTTATTCCCGCATCAGTGCTAGATGCTAGCCCGGGCTTGCAAAATTCTATTTCAGCTGGAGCTCCTAGTGAGGCGTTATCTAACTATAGGGAATTTTCTTTAAGTTTGAACGAGTCAGTTTTTGATGATTTAAATTTAGATCGCACGTTTGGCCTAAGGATAGTATCTCATGATTCTTTCGGTAGAACCGCGACCGGTGTACTGACGGGTGTAAATTATGAGTCAAATATAGAGGGTTTTAATTACAGTTTGAGGGGCTCGGACGTTTCTTTTTCTTGGTTTTCCAATGATACCGATTTTAATAAAGTCTCTCTCCAAAGGTTGGGGATACCATCTTCTGTGGAACTTGTTGACTACGAAAATCTTCAGACGAATATAGATTATTTTAGAGATGTGCTTTTAGCTAATCAATGGAATTTTGGGTTCGGCAACTACCTGTCTGGGGATATGGTAACTTACAACACACCTCCTCAAACGGGTATTTTTAAGTGCATTCAGACTCACTCTAGCGACAAGAATAGAACCCCCGATAATGGTAATTATTGGGAATTCATAAGGGAGGATAAGGTTCTTTATGATTATTCGAGTTTCAACATAACAAATAATCAATATTCGGATACTCAGACATGGGGCTTATCTTATTATTACGCCTTTCAGGCCCATGATGGATATGGGAGCTCGGATATTTTGAACTTAAGCCAGGGGGGGTTGACTCAATCAGGGGAACTTAAGGGTTTGGTTTCCGAGGTCAAGGTTTCTAATCTAAGATTTAGAGAAAGGAAGGATGATTTGATTTTTGATTGGAATATACTAGATCAAGATAATAATTTGGTTGATTTAGAACAATATAGATTTGCTCTCTCTACTTCTGACACCCCTTCTATATTAGGCATAAGCGGATCTTTATTTGATTCTCACACAAAAGATTTCCTTACAGGAATAACGCAGGGAGAAAATTCTAAGATATCATCCATAGATACTGATGGAAATAGAACTGTGATTTTTGATCTCCCCACTACGAAATTAATTGATTCGTACGAATACACAAGAGAGGTGAATAATGAGATTTATGGAACAGGGGGATTTGCTTCTAATTTTCAGATATTTGATGCAAATGGATATTATAATTCTGGTGATTTTGTAGCAGATTTTAATAAACATATATATAAGTTCAATGTTGATACGATGTTTTCTTTCCTTGACCTTATGTTTATAAATAACCCAAGACCTCATTATGAAGAATGGAGTACTTCAGAGACTTATTACTGGAACGGTTTTAATAATCAACTTCAATACAAAGGTAATATCTATAGGGTAGAGAAACCCTATGCTCATTTAGATGGGTCATTTGGTCCAAATTCTAGCAATGTTAAGGGGGTTTTTGATTCCCGCGTGAATTACTTTGTGGACGATTTAGTAATAAGTTCTGATGATCAGATATTTTCTTATTCTTCGAGAACAAGCTATATAGCTGGTGATGTAGTCTTGCATTATCAGACTTTTTACTTGTGTTTGAGAGATCAGGAAGCAAATCAAAGCTTTATTCCCGGAACAGATAGGACGAGGTGGAGAGTTCTTTCGTTATTTGACGAAGTTCCGTGCTCTATATATAAAGTGAATGTGGATATTTCTGTAGGAACCAGTTCTTTTGATCATTCGTCTCCAGGAAATCCAGGAGATAGAAATGTTGTTGATCATTATTTGTATTACTGTTTCGATTATGATAATTGGGGCAGAATCCCGCTTATTCCAGTAACCAGGAGCGCGGGAAATAATGGAGATGTAGAATGTGATTCAAATTTTCTTTACGTTAATGTTTCAGATGGGAATTGGGGTAAAATCGCCCTGCACGAATCTGATAAGGTGGATGATGGTTCTCATTCGTTGTGTGATATAGAGCCAGATTATCATTTTATTGAAGTATATACTTCTGATGGATGGAAGAAGGCTCCCTTATCGCATTGGGATTTTAATGGATTTAGTCCTTCTATGGACGTTAATAATTGGACTAAACAGACACCGGATAATAGCGAATGGTTTAACTTGTTGTATCCAGCTTATAAGTTAGATGCATATAATTGGTCAGCCGATAAAACTTATACTCGTGGTAGTTTAGTTTTGTACGACAATGATATATGGAGCGGATTGATTACGAACACTTCAATGACTCCTGTTCAGGGAGAAGGTTTTTGGACAAATATTGATGCGGGTGGAGACGATATTTACCCTTCTGGATATAATCAAAATGACATCGTTTACCATAATAATTCATTATATTACGCCTTGGAGGACAACCCTACCGGGGGGCCCTTGGATGCATACATTGGTTCTGGCGAATATGTTAACTCAACTTTTCAGGAATCTCAATGGATTCCCGTGTGGCTGCGTGATGATAGTTATGACGATTTTGTTTTTGGTCATATAGGTATCCCAGAGAGCGGAAAGAGGAGTGTAGGTATTGAAGTTGGCATAATAGATAAAGATGGAAATATATTAAATAGTGAGAAAATAATAGGAATTAATCAGGAGCCTAGCATAAAGGAGGATGGGTTCGCTGTTAATAGTACGGACGAAGTGACGAGAGTTAAGTTTAATTTTACATACGCATTTTCGACTCAAGAAAAAACGACAAAAGTTAACTTATATAGATCTAGTCAAGAAAATTTTGAGATCACCGGCTCGGATGGTAGACCTTACGACTCTCTTCCTGATTTTGAAAATAATATAAATTTAGATTCCACTTTAGTTAAGGTAACTCTAGGCGCAGCGGACGCATCTTTTGGGGACAATGTTACGCAAATAGTGGATGAGCCACCAATCCCTAGAGTGGATGGTATAGATCAACCCACGGGTTATTTTTATAAAATATTACCTTTTGATGATTTTGGTAGTGGAGATTTATATCGAGTGTTAGATAATACGGAAGATTTGCAAAAGGTTATGGTTTGGCCTAGAAGTTACAACAATAAGAACCCTAATGGGTCAATCGGCCCAGTTTTTAGAACTTCGGAGGACGACATTCCTGGGCCCGTTGTAAGTTTTAGTGGCGACACTGCGTTTGAGAATTATTTTTTAAGTTGGAGCCATCCAAGCGGTAATATTCAAAATGTCGATGAAATACCCAATGATATAAGTTATTATGAGGTTTGGGCGTCAGATGACGATAAACTTGAGCTCGGTAGCATAAATGCGTTTTTAAAAGATGAGAAGGATCTCTCTAAGCCTTTGGACTTTTCTAATAATAGTGGATATAGGAGGATAGAAGGCAATATACCTAATTATATAGAGGGCGGTCAGCCCATCCCTATAGAGCGCCAAGACCCCGCTTTAGGTATCACTAATGCAAAAAGAATATTCAATGTAAACGCAAATGGTCCAGAGGTTGAAGTCTCGCATTTCGGAAAGACTAATGATAAGAAATATTTCTGGGTAAGATCTGTTGATTACGCTGGCAATAAAGGCCCTTTCACTGGGCAAGCTAATCTTCAACCAGAATCGGATTTGTTATACATAAAGGGTTTGGAGCTTACACTTGGAGAGGCGGTAGCTACTGATATATCTGGTTTCGAAATAAGGATGACCGAAAAGTTTCCTAATACTATATCCCTCGTCCCCAATAACCCATTCTCTCAAGTTGGCACAAGTAATCAAGTCGAGTGGATTAGTCATAAATTGTATTTTACTGGGGCAGAGTATATAATCGATCCAGGCGAAACTGATATAACTAAGTCGAGTGGTTATATATGGTGGAATAGGGGGGATTCTAGTTATAATTTTTCAGAAAGTCACCCGGCAGGATCTCAGGGACAAGGGGCTATAAACGGTTTTGATGATGGAGATTTTATAGTTGCGCGGGCAGATTTAGGTGTTGCTACTCCAGTTTACTACTCATTCGCTAACGCCTTAATAGGTACAGCTAATATCGCTAACGCCGCAATTGTAGACGCAAAGATAAATGACTTAAAGGTTGATAAATTAAAGGCTGGATTAATAAAAAGCGCAGATATTCAGTTGACAACAGATGGCGCTTCGAATGGAGGTGTTGTAAGATCCTTAGGTTTTTACGATATCGATGATCAAAGTATAAATCAAGGCTTTTTTCTGAGTGGGGACGGAACTTTTGGTTTTAAAACTCCCGGAGGCAGTCTTGGTTTCAAGGATGGGCTTTTGACCTTACAGGGAAGAATAAGGCAGACAGATGGCAACGATTTTGATATAGGTGGTTTGCAGAGTATTCCTTCATATGTTAATTATGAAGAAGTGAATAATAACTACCAGATGGTAAATTCTTCTGATATAATCATAAGTGGGGTTCTCAGAAATAGTTCAGCAACTACTACAGATATTCAATTTAGGATGGATTTAATAAGCGAAAACCAAAATCATCAGGTTTTTTCTTATGATCAATTTGATAGCGCTTATGATATCAATAATCAAATATATTCAGGACCTACATTAAGCGGGTTTTCTTATGATATTGATGATTTTGAAATAGATGGTTCTAATAGAAATTTCAAAGCGTATCTAAAAGCTGGTATAAGCTCAGAGGTTGGCTTTGATGATATACTTAAAAGCTTTAATACAACTGGGGATAGCATAGTAGTTTATGCTAAAAGTAAAACATCATCTTTAGAAAATTCAGTTACTATAACAAGAATTATCGATGGAAAGATAGGGCAAGATGGCTTGGATGGTAGAATGGGGGCCTCCCCTACTTATAGGGGGGAGTGGGATCCTAGCGAGTCTTACTTTTTTATAGATGGCACCAGGACTGAGCCCAGTAGGGGAGATATAGTCAAGCATTTATCTGATTATTACGTATGCTTACAAAGTAACGGCGGTATTAATGGGTCTTCACAAACACCGAATAGCTCTTCGGTTTACTGGAAACCCTTCGGGGCTGTATTCTCCAGTGTCGCTACAAAATTATTAGTAGCAGAGCAAAGTTTTGTAGAGGAAAGAATTATATTAGGCAGAAACTTAGGAGGGCTTATCGCCTCTAACGGTTTCATAGGAGGATTATATAATAATAGCAATCAAGCTGCTGTTTCTGTAGAAAATTATAATACCGCAGGATTTTTGTTAGGTAGGGATAATTCTAATAATGTATATTTTGACGTTGGTGGACCAATAAAAGACAGCGGGGGAATAAATAACGTTTTAGATTCAAGCGGGAATGTTATAGAATCTTACTTAAGGTTCAGCTCAAAAAAGGGTAAGATAGAAATTAAGGGAAGTTTTACAAATAATTCTTCCATTCAGACTGTCAGCGCACTTGCGCAAAATTTAAATGATCCTAGTGATACATTGGCAACTTTTATAGGAGGAGGTTATTCGAATTCAATAACAGAAAATGTAGATAATGCAAACAATTATAAATCTCTAGCTTCTTCCATCGTTGCTGGATCCAATAATTTGATAAAGGGAAGATTTTCTTTCATAGGTAATGGCTATGGAAATGTATGCGAAGATAATTTCTCTTCGATAGTTGGGGGCTATCAGAACGAAATAGACACAGGCGCTCAAGAGGTGAGTAGACTAACGGATGCAACACAGGATGGTGGCGGTAATTTCATAGGTGGAGGGAAGGGTAACCAAATACTTGATGGATCTAGTCAGTCTATAATCGGTGGTAATTTTAATGTAATTAACTAATGGTTGATATTATTCATAACACAAGTAATGGCGCGGAGAATAGCTTCAGTCACCCAACCTTCGCTTTAGATTCAAGGTTTTCTATATATTCAAAATATTATTCAGGTAAAGATGGTAATTACGCAAGGGTTAATAATCTGGGTTGGATGTATGATACATGGTTTTTTGGTTACTCAGAATCTGTTGGACTGCAATTTACTTACTGGAATAATGCATACTGGATTGCGAACACACCTTTGGGTAAAATAATATCAGAAGACGTAGACCAGCTTTATACACCTCTGGCAGGTGTTGTCGAAATTACTGCGGGCAACTCACAGGTCATAACTACTGTAAATTTAAGCAGTATATTAAATGTAGGTAATACAATAAGCTTTCAATACAGTCCTACCCAAACTTATACCGTAACTCAAGTATCAAGTAATTCAATAAATATTAGCCCAATACCGAATTATTCAGATAAAACAGGTAGAATATATAAAAAAGCTAATTCCAAGAATATATACTCTGTGGATTTAGGATGGATGTACTTGGGGCCACCCAGAGGAACAAGGGGTTCTTTTTTTTATCTTCATTCAACTGTCCAAAATCTTGAACCAGGAAGTAGTACGGCTGATAAAATAGGTTGGATTTTCTGTGAGCCTAGCTTTATTATGAGACTTAAAGTCGACTCCAGTAGATTTGATTTTTCGGAGGTTACTCAGGGCGGATATGTTTTCAGTAATTCGCAAGTCACTGAAAATGGAATTAATTATATTACTTTACAAGTAACATTTGTACATAGAGAGTGGAATAACCTAGATGCTTGGTGGTTAATTATGAAGAATAGTAATAATGATGCTTTTATAGCAATGTACTCCTTAGCTTCGCATCAACCAAATCAAATAACATTTAAAAAAATAAATAGATAATGGCATTATACAATCCTCCAAATTTTAATCAAATTTCGCCACCTGGTGACTCGATAACTAATGCCGGATACAATGCTTTAGGTATTGATGCTTCTAATTTGATTATTTCTTCTGGGGCAGAAAGTTCATCAGAAAAAACGCTAATAAGTGATTCGAGGAGATGCTCTATGATAGGGTGTAGCAGCACTCAAAGTAATTATGTTGTGCAAATGTACAACTGCTATAATTTGCATATCATTGGGAACTGGGGCGTACCTCATATTTGGTATATTTATCAAATAATGCAGAACGACACATCTTGGGGCTTTCAGAATTATGATTATATTGATGCTAAGCTCCATTCCAAGGATCATCGCGTCTATGTGTTTTGCGAATTCTTGAGGTGCACAGGTGATATAAGAGCTTTTAATCTTTCGGATATTAGATTGAAAGATAATGTCTCATTAATGAAGAATTGCTTGGGAGATTTATTAAAAATAAAATGCGTTAATTTTAATTGGAAGAACAGGAATGGAGAAAGGGATATCGGCTTAATTGCTCAAGAGGTAGAAAGGATAAAACCTCAAATAGTGCGAACCAGGCACGACGGAACCAAAGCTTTATCTTATAAAAAAATGACTGCAATTATTGTCGGAGCAATACAGGATCAGAATAAAAAAATCAACAAAATGAAACAAAAAATAAAAGAGGTTAGGAATGGGAGGTAAGTTTAATTCTATAATAGGGGGGGAGAATAATTCAATCGGCTCGAATTGTAACGGATGTTCTATAATCCAAGGTTCGGATAACTTAATTCCTGCGAACAGTTCAAACGTCCATGTGATTGGGGATTCAGTTGTTGTCCCAAACGGAACAAATAACTCATTTTTTATTGGATGCGCGGATGGATTATATTGCGAGGGTGATGTTGAGGCTTTTTCCTCTTCAGATGAAAGGCTTAAAGACAATATTTCTTTGATCGAAAATTGCCTAGATAAGGTGTTGAGTATTGACGCTATAGATTTCGAATGGAATAACAATCAATCTACTTATACTGGCATAGATATTGGTTTAATAGCTCAGCAAGTTGAAGTTATTGCTCCAGAAATTGTTGAAACTAGGAAAAATGGATATAAGGCCATTAAGTACGAGAAGATAGTTCCAATATTGATTGGAGCAATTCAGGATCAGCAAAAGCTGATTGATGAAATGGAGAGGGAAATTGAAGAACTGAGGTTATCCTGAATTTATAACTTTCATTAAGATTCTTGAATCAGTTGGGGAGATGTCGCCAAAATCACCCCAGTCTTTAGCGTTATCATTTTGATACTTTCCCGCTTTCCACCAATCCCTTAATACGACTTTAAATTCATCAAAGTTTGAACAATTTAATTTTTCTCTAACTAAATTCTCTACCATAGAATGAGGAGTAAGAGATGGAGATATAGAAGATCCGATATTTTTGTTTATACTGTTTGATTTATCAATCTCATCGTCTCCTACGATGTGAACATTCAAGAAGTTTCTTACGCATCTTACAAAAGCTCGATTGCAAGCTATCGTTTCGAGGAATTTTGTAGCGAAGCTGCTTGTATTGTCTAGTGTTGCATTCGCCATATCTTGGAATATGACCGATTGGCCAAAGGTTTCATAGTTTGGTGAGAATTTCATTCGGCATAAAATAGCTACATGGTTCATTTCACACTTGACGGTTTCATATTCAACGTCAGAAAAGCCTCTTAATTTCGCAAGCTCTTTAATTCCGCTTAATTTAATCAAGAGCTGATGATCCTTTAGTCCATCGATAGATCTAGGTACATCTTTCTTTCTTAGATCGAACCACGATTTATTAGGAAAGAGATGTTCATCTTTTATCATTGACCTCCAGTTAACAGATCCGTCTTCAGCAAATTCATAATCTACATTATTTAATAATCCATATTCGTTCCTCGAGAACTTCCCGGGCCCATCTATATAATTTTTTATATACTGTGTTTGTTTTTTACTTTTTTCTGATTCAGAACTTAATGTGATTGAGTTATCTGTTGCTGTTTGCGTTTTTGCCATAATTTTTGTCGTTGTAAAGTTTTAGGTTTGAAATATCTTCCCAGAACTCTTCGCAGTCAATGATTTTATCATGGTTTCCATTGATATTATTTTTCCAAGCAGCTTTACTTGCGTAAAGTTTTTTTTCTGACGCGATGATTTGAGAACTTTTATAACGAGTATTATTGCATATTTTTTCGTAATTGTCAATATCTTTTTTAGTTTTTTTTGTTACAAGATTTACATCCCAGTCGAAGAATTTTAATTTTAAATCATTTATTGTATTTTCATCTTTAGATATTATCTTTACTCGAATGCCTAATTTGGATACTGCTTTAAAAAATGACTCGTTATCGTCTGGTGTTGCGAAGTAATTAATTTGGTTGATGTTTTGTTTTACGCTTCTAAGATAATTGATATGCATCGGTTTGTTCAAGAAGATATTAACTTTTCTGCTGTACGCCCATTTCGTTATATTGTGTTCGTCAAAATGCTCGTGTCCAAGTATATTTGCTGGTTGGTTTGGTGCGAAATTATCAGGCATTACGTGGTTGGGTATAACGGCTAATGATCCAGAATGATAAGATTCGCCTATGTGAAATGTTTCTATATTATATAAGTTGTGTTCTATTTTTAGTAAGTCTAGAACTGCGCAAGCAATTTTTTCAGGCATTATGGTATTTATTGATTTTGGGTACTCCACGTCAGAGAAGGAGGCTTTTTTGTTTTTCCTGTCAGGTTCAAGGAGGACTTGTTCACTCGGGTTGCCCCAGTATGGACCGCAACATTCTTTATATAATGTGCTATAAAGGCTTACTATTTTTTTACCAAACCCCGAAGCGACATGGGTTGAGAATGAATCAGTGCCTAAATGAAGTAGCGAGTTTTTGATTATATATGCAGCTTGCTTTATAGTTGTGTTACCTTGGTGTTGTATGCAGTTGGATATACAGGACTCTTTATTTGATCCTATTTGAACTATTTGTATACCCTCTTTTAATAAAAAAGGTCTGATTAATGCTATTGCGTCATTATAATAGTCGTATGTTTTTGATTGAATCCTTTCGCTCGCATGCAGTGTTATATATTTTTCAGGAACTACTGGAAAATAAGAAGTTTCTATGAAGGGTTTATCTATCTTTACGCCACAGGATAGGGCATATTGTTCTAGTAGGTGCATAAATCAAATTGTATTCTATCTTTCGTGTTATGAGGGAAATTGATCACTCTCTGTGTCCCTAGGAATGGTATAAAAACTATTTCAAAATAACCTTTATTCTCCCATTGCCCTTCCATAACGGGGAGGTTTGCGAGAGAGTCTTGATAGGGTATACATTTATGTATGTAACTATTTCCATCTAGAATTTCAAAATACTGGGGTCTTGTTGCATAGTATATATTATATTCTGGATACTGCTTTTTAATGTTGGGTAGAAGGGAGGTTGATAAATAAATATCACCTATTCTTTCAGGCATAACAATCAAAAGCCTCTTACCCTCGTCGTCCTGATCTAGTAAGTCCGCTAGTTCTGTTTTTTTGTTTTCTTTATTCTCTTTTTTTGCAACCTCTCGAAAATATTTAAGAACATCATCTCTTGTTAGATCTGTCTGTAACCGATTCATCCAATGTTTGTGTCCATCTTCTAGATTATTAGTTTCAATCTTTAAGATATTTTTGTAAAGGTCTAGAATCCAATCTGGGTCGCTTAAACTGTTGTTGGGTTTATAATCAGGGTCTCTCTCCTCTATTTTAAAATCAAAATCCCAGCAAACTTCTGGCATTTCATCTATAATTGACTCAAGTTTTTTTCCAATAACTTCTATGCTGTAGTTTTCTAAGACAAACTTTCTTGCGTTTTTACCCATCGTTTTTCTTTTTTTGTCAGTCATAGATAGGACCTTTGATAACTGATTGCATATGCTATCAGGGCTTGTGCTTGCTTTGATGAATTGGGTTCCAGGCTCTCTATATTCGCTCCAGCTTAAGGGTAGACTGTTAGCCTCCTCTACGCAACAGTCTTCTCCGCAACTATAGTTTGTCACAAGGGTTATTAATTCAGTTAATTTAGCTTCTTGTATCGGAATTTCTTGCCCGCCACTTGTGAATGGGTGGCAGTATACATCCATGATATTGTAAATTTCATTTAGCTGCTCTTCTGAGACTCCCGACTTCGTGTTGGTTGTGGTTTGAGATTTTTCAGAACCGCAGAGTTGACAATTAATATTCTCACCTGTAAAGTTTTTGATTTCATATTCCCCGCACTTTTTGCAGAAATACGTTGTTAATATTTTTGATGGGTCGATATCTTTTTCTTTTAGTAACCTAGGTATATCCCAACCTTCATTCCAGTGCGTGTGGAGTAACAATTTCCCATTACATGACGGGTTTTTGTTTAAGAATAATTTAAAACCTTCAAGTAAATTCGGTACGCTTTTTCTTAACTGATTTCTAAAAACAAAACCTATGATAAAGTCATCTTTCTTAATACCAAGCTTTTCTCTAATTTGAGATCTTTGCTGTTTTTCAATTTTGAAAAAATTAGAAGCGTCAAGGCTACCTCTTAATGTTTTTACATGGTTTTGACCCATTTCATTTAGAGATTTTTGCGCGAACGAAGCCCAGGTGTAGTAATTTTTTATATTCGGTGCAGCTTTTACTGCGTCCGGTAGGATGGGTAGACTGTCAAGCGTGGTCCATATCATGCAGTTAATTTTATTCCACCAACTTTTTTCGGGGTATCCCGAAAAAGCCCAAATATCCTCTATCCCTATATAGACATCAGGTTTTTCTCGTTCTATTATTTTATCAACCATTTCGGAGCCGTAGCTCACATTCCTCGCTAACTTAGGATCTTTATTTAACTTTTTTAGTAAATTTGGATCATTTGGTAGAGAGCCCTCGCAAGTCCATGGGAGTTTTTTAAGTGAAGGGTCACCCTGTTTTACCCCATTCGAGAGTTCAACTAATTCGTACTTACCTGTTTTCTGTAAGTATATAAGTATATTTTTAGTATGCTTACCAAAACCAGTAAGAGCCTTACAGTGGTTGCTGTGGATTAATACCTTTTTCTTTTTCATTAAAAAGGGGCATCATCTTCTTGATTATTAGAGCCTTGAGTTGTGTTGTTTTTTGACCTGTATTCTTCAAGAGAGATCGCTTCCTGTTCCCTTCTATATGAGTACAAGGTACTTAAAAAGAATTTAAAGAAGGTAATTAGGTTCTCCACCTCACCCGGCTCAAGCGGTATTCTGAATGTTTGATTTCCATTTCTAACAAAAGTGATACCGAATGCTGGTAGGGTTATCCACTCTTCTTTGTCCCCCCTCTTTACTTTTGATTTTTTATCCCAGGGGGTATATTTTATTGAGGTTTTGTTTGTGTCGTAAGAGTGAAATGATGAATACTCATTCCTATTTTTGAAGGAACTAATCATACCTCCCACCTCGAATTCTGAAAACTTTAAGCTAATTTTTTTATCTGGATCGTCCCCATTACCGGAGAAGCTTCCGATTTTTTTAGTATCATCCCAGCTATACTGCTGGATCGCGCTAACGTAAAGAGTTGGTTCTTTTTTTTTGTTTTGACCGATTGAAAATTTAAACGCGCAACCCGCGTTTTTGCTGTTTGGTTTGTATAGTGATATGCTCATAATAGTTTAAATAATATAATGATATTATGAGTTTTTACAATTTTCTCAACTATCTATTTCGTTAATACTGTGACACCAGTCCTCTTCCCCTTTTAGTTCGTGGTATTGCCTGTAGCTCGATGTCCACGTGCATTTTGGTAGATCTTTTATCCTAACTATTGAGAAATGCTTCTTCATTAGGCTTGATGAAATTGTTGGGTTAGCTATATCGTTTTTCTTCAACAGTGGGTCAAAATAGGTCTCAATGGCGCTTGTTCCTATTAGCTGTTCTGGTGTTGTGTATTTAGTTTGGCCGAATTTACATTTGTGTAAACATTTTTCGAATGTATTTATTAATCTAGATCTATTTCCGCCTATAAGGTGATCTGATGGGTGGAATTTAAATTCTTTATCTTTTCTGAAATATATATTACAACATGTTAACTTAAACCAATTGTAAGATCCATCTTTATTTTTGAAATTCATATTATCTTTCATATTTTTTATGAAAGGATTTAAGTCGGGGTATGATTCGTCGGATCTAGTTTTAATTGCTAGATTTGAGCTCGCGGACTTTAATCCATTTAATGTGGTGAAGTATTGGTATGCGAATGGATTTTTATTTCTTGTTTTAAATAGAAAGGGGGATACGTCTTTTATTTTATTTTCAACTAATTTCACTTTTCCGCTTACCTTTTCTAGAAGTTTTTTGTCGTCCTGATCCCAGTAGCTTAGTACAACTTCGCCGCAATTTAAATAACGAGGTATCGTATTAATTGACCTTTTATTTAGTGGACCTTGGATGATTATTGATATTTTATTTTCAAGCTCTTCAAATTTTTTTAGAAGGTTATTTTGGAGTGTTAGTTGGAGATTTGTAAAATTGGGTACGTAATCAACTGGATTTCCGTATTCATCTTTTAGGTTGTGCGGGTTCCAGTATTTCACCTTAAATAATCAGAGCATAATCCAAAACATATCTGCCCCGAGTATTGCCTAGCATCCTCTACTATTAGTACGCTTTTATTGCAAACCATTTTGCCCGGATATGTCCATATGAATTTTTTCGAAGTTAATGTGAAATCATCAGACTCGTGCCAGAAGAAGTTCAATGTTCTAAATTCGGCGAGTATATCCATAGCTTCTAGATTTTTACAATGAATCCAGAGTTTGTTGCTGTTTTTTATTAGAAATTCTGTTGGGCACTCATACTGGGGCTTGTCGTGACCCAGCCAAAGCTTCTCTTTGGCCCATAGGTCTATTTCGACATCAAAACCTTGCTTGATTGCACTTTCTATATACTCTATTGAGTTTTCTTTTTCCGGGTTTGGCCCGTTGATATTTCCCCTATGAGCTACAAGGATCATGCTTAAGAAATGCCTCAAGATCTTCTGGGGTTCCGAGTCCCCACATTTTTTCAATATGGAAAGTTTTTATTCTCCCTCCAATAAGTAATGCCTCATTGTAAGTAGGGCAAACGTAGAATTCATTATTAACTCTTATATCTTTTTCTATCATAGATTCCGCGCAACGTACGTAATCTAGGCCCCTCTTCCAGAAGTATATTCCTACTGTAGCATTATTACTAATCGGTTTTTTCTCTGCGACTTCAATGACGAGCCCCTCGTTATTTAACTTGGCGTAACTCCACTTTGGGTGAGTTGAATTGAAGGTTAGTATCGATCCGTCTATGTTGTCAGCCATGCATGAATACATGAATTGATTACTGTCCCAGTCTACGTATTGATCAGAGTTTGCTAGCACTAAGGGTTCTTCATTGTTTATAAACTTTTTTGCTAGTAGTGTCGTGCAGGCTGCCCCTTCGGTTACTCCTTCCACTTGAACTATCTCGCAATTCGGTGATATTAGATTCAATGTATGTTTTAATGAATATTTTTCATAGTGGTGCTTTTGAACTATAAATATATGCCTTGCGTCAATGTTTAAATTCTCGACAACCCTTTGTATCATAGGTTTACCGTTTATATCTATAAGAGGCTTCGGAAAGGTATACCCTGCCCGCTCAAACCTTGAGCCGGCACCTGCCATTGGTATCAGAACATTCATTTTACCTCCTTGCCATTTTGGTGAAATTTGCGTTTTTTTATCTGCATCAACTATAGTATTATTAATTTTATCAAAAGTCAAGTCACTCGAATCCTTTACTGCGCATAAGTGAGCTCCACTCCTGATTGCCGCCTTACGGCCTATGTGCGAATCTTCAATTATGATTGACTCGTCAGGGTTTACGCCGAGCTTTATCATACACCTCATATAGACCTCTGCGCTAGGCTTCGGGTTGTTTACGTCCTCGTTAGAATATAGTAAATCTATATAGTCGAAGAAACCTTTTTTAATTAAAATTAATTTAGAAGTTTCCCTGATAGAGTTTGTTGCGCACGCTAACTTATAACCCTTTTGTTTTAGTTTTTTTAAGATAGATATTATCCTTTGATCCTTGTCGTAAGAATTGATTTGATCAATTGTTTTTTCTTGCTTGATCCTCCAGACTTTATCGTGGAGGTTTCTGGGGAGACCTTTTTCTTTTGTTAGTTTATTGAGTTTTTGTGTTGTGGTTAGAGCGTCGTATTTGCAGAGATGCTCTTCTTTGTTTATTGAAAAGCTTGGGTCAATTTCTTCCAAGGCTTTATTTAGGCAAATGTAGTGAAGGTTTCTTGATTCAACTAAAACACCATCCAGGTCGAATATTATAAGCTTAATCATTTAGTTAGTTTTACCTTTAGGTTACCGAAGTCAGAAGTGCCCGACAACCTTGCGTAATGAATGTTGTTAAGCTTTAAGCACATAGTTAATACACTCTCTGGAACCTCTGACATGTAACTTGGGTAGCCATTATTCTTTAGGAACTCCACTGCGTGGTCGATTAAATTAAAGCAATTCATGTACTGCTTCATTAATTGAGGTGGGCCCAAAGCTATCTGGTCATTGATTTGATTGGGTAATATTGATTTTTCAAAAACGAAACTAAATGACATGCCCTTAGATAACTCTTTTTCATGATTGTATATCGAATGGCTTTCGTAAAATGGTAGTTTTATGTATTTATTGGTTTTTATCTCATGCCTCTTAAGTGAATCGATGATCTCTAGGTCCGGTCTTAATCTAATTATTAGATCGTAATCCTTATATTTTCTTGAGATTAGGCTGAAGCTCCTGGACATGCCATAACACATAGGTCTTAAGCCTAGTTTCTGGTTGCAGTTTTTTCCGAAAATATCTTTTTTACAGTCTTCGAAATTTAATATTTCTATTTTTTTGGGTTTATAGAAACTGATAAATTCTTTAAAATTTTCATTTTTCCATGTACTAAGAAATATATCAGGTTTGAAGGGCTTTATTATTTTTTCAAGAATTGATTTTTTAGTTAGCTCCCATTTGCCTAATTTACCACTAAAACATAAAGCTGTTTTCATTTCTTCTGTCCTCTTATTAAAATGTTATTAGAATCCCTTATTACTGTCCTTAGCTGTGTTTCTGTTTTATTGCAAGTTTTTCTTCTTTTTATATGTTTAGCTTTCATTAGTCTATTTAAGCTTGCAGATATCTTCCCGTAGGACATTCCGCCTAAGTCTTCCCCTATCTTCTCGTTTGAGTAGTAAATCGGCTTTCCGTGTCCAGCTTTAATTACTAGGTAGTTATAAATTAATAAGTCGTTTCCTATTAGTTTACCATCTATTACGTCGTTTTGAATTTCTACTGGAACTTGTATAAATTTCTTCATATGCAATTATCATACAGTAAAAATGTTTTTTAGTCAAGTTAAATTCAAAAAAATGAACGTGGGACATTCAAAAAATTGAACGATGTTAATAATATAGGAATAATGATATATTTTAAAATAATATATATAATATATAAAAATATTGACAAATAATCTTTTATGTGGTAAAGTAGTAACAATGAAATTTATAGACCTAAGTGAAAATAAATACTTTATGATAAGATGTTCTAGTTGGTCGGTCATAATTGAAGCCTACGACGAGCAAGAGGCCTGCACCGAGGCGCTCAAAGAAATGTTACTTCGCAAGGGGAAAAGCTTAGAATTATCATCCGTTATGATATCTCATGAGTTAAAACCAGATGCGATGGAAGAAGAATACGATGAACTAATATCCTATCATTCAGTATCAATGATGTTAGCCAACGCGGGACTCTACGAGTTATCCAACGATGTGAGATACATCTTCGGGGCATAATATGAAAGTTATAGGAATATCTGGCCTGGCGAGAAGTGGAAAAGATTCTTTTTATGAAATATCAAAACCTCTGCTTAAGCAAATGGGTATAAAGCACAAAAGGTATGCCTTCGCAGACTGCTTAAAACATGAATGTGACCCTTTTCTAATTAGGAATGTAAATATTTCAGCGTTTACCGAAAACTCAGAAGAGAAAGCTTTAATTAGACCTTTCTTGGTGACCTACGGAACTCATATAAGAAGAAAGCTTGATGAAAATTGCTGGATTGATAAAATCAACGATAGCGTAAAAAGCGAAGTAAAATCAGGAAAGTTAGTTTTTATAACTGACGTCAGATTCCCGAATGAGATAAACTGGGTTCATGATATAGGGGGTGAGTCAATACATATAACAAGAAAAGGGATCTCTCCACCTAACGAAGACGAGACAAAAAATGATCCGATTCTGCGCGAAAAATCAAGACATAAAATCACATGGGAGGACTTCAGGGATAACATCCGCGAAAACCAAGAATTGGCGGTTAGAGAAATTTTAAAAACAATTATAAACTAATGGAAATATCAGACGAAACTTTAATACAGAACATTCAATCAGACATCAGGATAGAAAAAAGCTTATCTACATTAATAGATAGACACAGCGGTATATACCTAGATATGGTTAACAACTACTCTAGCCCCGATAACCAATTCGCAAACTACGGCGAATTGATAAAAGATAAAGAATATAAAATCTACAGCGCAGCATTAAAATTTGACAAAACTAAAGGCGCGAAATTCAGTACTTATCTCGGAAATGAAACCAAATGGATGTGCCTCAATAGCTACAACAAGAATAAGCGTAGGCCAGCATTTCATGCAGAAAATATAGAAAATATGCCAGAAAATAACGACCCTCAGGAAAACTCAATAGAATCAAACATAAAGAGGGATCTATTCAACAAAGTCCTATCGTTAATTTCTAAGCACCCAGATAAAAGAGTTGAGAAAATATTCAATATGAGATATATTATAGGACAGAGAAATAAAGTCATGCCATGGAAAGATATCGGATCAGAGATGAACCTCAGTATACAAGGTTGTATAAATATACATAACTCAGTAGTAAATTACATACAAGACGAACTGAGCGAAGAAATAGAAGGGGGCCTATAAATTGAATAAATTCATAGGATTAGGGTACTTAACTAAAGACCCAGTATTTAAAACAACAAAAAGCGGCAAAAATGTATGTGAGTTCTCTATAGGTATAACGAATATAGTTAGTGGCTCTACAGTATTTATGGACATTGAGACATGGAACAAAGTTGCAGAAAATTGTAATAGATTTCTATCAAAAGGTAGGAAAGTTTTAATAGAAGGTAGATTGCAGCAATCATCCTGGACATCTCAATCCGGAGAAAAGAGGAGCAAGATATACTGTGTTGGAGATATAGTTACATTTTTAGATAAACATAAAGAAGATAAGCAGCAAATAAAAGCCGAAGAGGTTGCTGAGAAAATAATCCAAGAAGACGAATTCGCGGATATCCCATTTTAAACATGAAAAATATAATATACAAAGGCCCAATAAATTCATTATCATTCGGTAATGTTTCAATCAATCTATTAAAAGAAATATACAAATTAGATCTAGATCTAGCTTTCTTCCCTATAGGAAAAGTTGACTTAAGTTCCTTCGATAACAAGGATAAAGATTTCTTATCATGGATCAAGGAATCCGTAGATGATAGGTATAAAAAAATAGACAGGAATTCAACAACATTACAAATGTGGCACCTAAATGGCTGCGAAAACAGGATATCCTCAAGGCAAATCCTTTATACCTTTTACGAATTAAACCAACCAACCGAAAGCGAAATAAACTTAGCTAAAATGCAAGATAAGGTTGTATTTAGCAGTTCTTACGCTCAATCCAGCTTTAGTGAATCAAGTTTCGCCCCCCTCGGTTTCGACAACTACTTTCACAATACAAATAAATCTTACATGCCCGATAAGATTCATTTTGGCTTAATGGGCAAATTTGAAAAAAGAAAGCATACGGAGAAGATAATTAAAACTTGGATTAAGAAATACGGAAATAATTACAACTACCAACTGACCTGTTGCATCAATAACCCTTTCTTTAAAAAAGAACAAATGGAATCTCTTATCAATAATCTCCTAGGGGGAACTAGATATGGTAACATTAATTTTCTACCCTTCCTGCCTCATAACAGCCAAGTTAATGACTTCATAAACTCAATAGATATCGACTTAGGAGGTATGAGCGGAGCCGAAGGTTGGAATCTCCCTTCTTTTAACGCAACCTGTCTAGGAAAGTGGAGTATAGTTTTAAACTCTACTTCCCATAAAGATTGGGCAAATAAAGAAAACTGCATACTAGTTGATCCTAATGGTGAGGAAAAAGTTTATGATAACATCTTTTTTCATGAAGGATCTAACTTCAATCAAGGTAGTATATATACATTTGATGAAAATGATTTAATATCCGCTATGGAAAAAGCTGAGAAACTATGTAAGATAAACAACAAAGAAGGAATAAAATTGAAAGAAAAATTTACATACAAAAATACATTAGAAAAAATATTAGAATAATGCCTTTATATACATACGAGCACCCTGAGACAGAAAAAACTATAGATATCATTCAAACCATGAATGAAGAACATATCTACGTAGATGAAAAAGGGATTCGATGGAAAAGAGTTTTTCACAGCCCGCAAGCAAATATAGATTCAAAGATAGACCCTTTTGACAACAAAAGTTTTATAAGTAAAACTGGAAACCAAAAAGGTACATATGGAGATATAATAGATCAAAGTAAAGAAATGAGCCAGAAAAGAGAAGATAAGCTTGGTTACGACCCCTTGCAGAAGAAATACTTCAAAGAATATAGTAAAAAAAGAAGAGGTTTAAAGCATCCTCTAGATAGGGGCTAAAAAAAAGTGTAATAACTCCTGAAATGTCGAATTCAGGATTTAAAAACAATCCGTTATATACGGATATTACAAAATTAGACCACCTGTCTCCCCAGCCAGTCTTTAGTTACAACTGGAATAGCGGAGAAAGTAGGTGGGAACCAGCTGGTGCTGGTGGTGGTGGAAATTTAGGTTTAGCTAGTGGTAGTATAGACATAGGGAACCTGTCAGACTTAATATCAGGGCTATCAGGCTCGATTAATGTTGGTTTAGGTGGGGATGTGGTATCAGGATTACTTTCCGAAATCTCTTCTGGTATTGCAAGTCAAACTGGAGCGATAGTAAATATCGACAGAATAGACACCCAGGAATGGAAATTACTAACAAAGACGGTTAATCAAAAAATTGAAGAAGATTTCATCCTACTAGAGAACATACCTGATAGCGATAGACATGGCACATACTCTGGGAATACTTATGGTATTGACAGATTCGTTATGGATGATATCTACAACACTCACTTTTCAAACGCCAGAACTAACCCGAGCACACCAGAAACAGGTCATCCAGATTATTTCATCCACGCAGAGGGTACAGACCCTTCCAGACCGCAGCATTCTGAAGGTGTATTTCATACGGATACTGCTTATGGATTACGCCAGGAAAACGATAAAGCTAGCCCCATAAACTCATATGAACTTAAAGATTTTTCGGAATTATATGATATGGGCCTAGCAGAAAGTGTGTTGATATTTAATGAATCTCCGTACCCTATACAATTTCATACTATAGATGAGACTTACGATATAAATAGAACAGATGATCCAGAAAATAACAATATAATGTATTTATACCCAGATACATCAGTTCAAATTAACAGCGATGAAGCTAAAAAAGTCTTTGTAAAGAGACCTCACACAATATCTGGATATACTGTTAAGTATACAGTTACGTACAAAGAGACCGGAACCTCTGACATAATTTATTAAATATTATGCAATTTTTCGAAGTTCAAAAACCCCTCAAAAGAGTAGGTCCAAATAATTATATAATAGGACAAAACCCCCTACAACCCCAACTAAAACTAGATGATGGCAAACTTGAAGTCGCTCAAGTACAAGCGACTTCTGGTTTATTTATTAGTGGCCTAAACTTCATAGAATATCTAACTGGAGACCTTTCTTTTTTACAAAACATAGAAAACAACTTTGCCGAATCTAGATATACATTAAATGAAGCTTTTGAGGAAGATGAAAATGGAGACTTGACACCCTCAAACGCTAAGCACATATCAGATACAATGTGGATACTAAGGAATGAGAATGATCTAGAACTAAGATCTAATCATTGGAGATATAATACAGGCCCAGAGGCATTTACGGATGATATATCAATTTAGAAATATAAAGTGTAATAAATATAATGGCAACCAGAAATTTAGTACCACGAAATAGCGGAGAAGGTAGCGTAGGTAAAGTAAGCAAGGCTTGGGCTACGGGTGTTTTTGATAATCTATATATCGGAGACGTAGAATTCTCAATGAATCAGAATGTGAGAACTTCTGATAGTGTTGAATTTATTAGTGGTAATTTCGTAAGCGGTTTAACTCTTGACGGGGTCGACGTCTCGAGATTAGGAACATCAGTATCGCAAATCCAATCTGGGGCATCTGAGTTTTGCTTTTTCTCGGATATCGAAGATAATATCGGAGTTACTCAAAAAACATTCTATAACACCCCGGATTCAAACATTTTCCTATCCGGAGTTACTGTAGCTACAGCAGAAGACCTAAAGGTTTATTTCAAATGGGACGGACCAAATGAAACGTACATGGGCGAAGCTTATATCAATGGTCAAAAAATACCCGAATCTAACATATCTCAGCTAGGTACAGATACTAGAAGATTTATGGGCTTCATCGACAACTTAAACGCAGAAGGTCTAACGGGGATAACTGGCTCAGCTAACGGGAGAACCTCCGTATTACCCCTATTAGAGTTAGGGGGAGGGCCAACTCCAGTTAACGTATTAATAGATGAACTTCAAAATGCAACAGCGAAACCTGGGGAGACCTTAGGTTCAAGCCATTTAAAACAAGGAGACTCTATCAATATTTATGTAGATTTTGACAGAAATGATGTCGATTTAATTAAGGTTCATGATTTTGGTTTGGCTGAAGAAGTGAATTACGCAAACTATTCATTACAAAGCTTAGACGGGTTGTATAGAGCCACAATACCAGTTGATATCTCGAATAGACAGGGATCCTTGTCTGTGGCCGTTCAAGCGATAGATTCATTTGGGAGCACGGGAGACTTAAAAGAGTCTTCTGACTTTGGCCATAATAGCGGAACCAGAGACTTAGATCAAGTCTACCCAACAATCTTGGTATCAGACCCTTCGTCTTATAACGGTAGGTCAGATGGCCTAAGAGAAGGAGAATCAACCACTTTTTCAAACTCAATATCTAATTGGGTAGATGGAATAGATTTTGTTAGTTATGAAATACTAGACCCGCAGATATCAATGACAAATCAAATTGATTTTGAAGCAACGAAAACTGTCGATTATGTCAACGGGATATATAATAATAATGATAACATAGAAATTTATGCAGCAAGAACTGGCAACGGAGCGACCGATACAAAAAAAGTAAAAGTTAAAATCGCCAACGGCCCAGTAATAGTTTCAACACAATTAGATTCACTAGCAAGTTCTTCCTCCGCCCCTCATGTCATAGGGTCATCTCAAATTAAGGCTGGTGATGTAGTTAATTCAAAAATAGAAATAAACGGAAACGGAGTTTCTATAAATGATATATCTATATCGGTAGAAAACCTAGGGGTTAGTGACGGAAGTCAATCTTCATTCTCCTCAGGTTATTCAAAAAATTCGCTACCTAATGGTAATTTTGAATTCTCCATACCTATTGATGTATTTGGACCACTAGGCTCTTCAGCTAGAGACGGTTATCAAGGCGCAACATTCAAGGCTAGGAACAATTTCGGAACGATCAGTGATTCAGTTGGGACGGCCGATAAAGCGGAAATTCACAACTCTACAGTTCCATCTATAAGCTTTGGCCCAGTAACGTACCCAGCTAACCAACAAGCCATAAAGTCTACGGAATCAGCTAGCGTAGAGAACATAGTGATAAATCACGATCTAATAAGCTACACATCACCAAACAATCAAATAACAATAAGTAACCCATCCTTATTTGAAACAAATAAAAGCGTGGATTACCTTTCTGGAGGATATAATGTAGATGGAGATGGCGGCCAAAGCAATCTAAGAATAACAGCTACAAGAGACTCGAACGGCGCAGTCCTAGAATCTTATAAAACTGTAAATATAGCAAACACGCCTTTGACAATAAATATAAATAACCTAGCTTTAAAGATAAAAACATCAACATCTCCAACTAGTGATAATTTCAATTTAACAACAAGTCAACTAATGCTGAATTCACCAACTCTAAATGTAGACGCTTCCCAAATAAACCCCTCCCAGCTCACTCAAACAGCTTCTGGTTCTGGAAAAACTAGTAATGCTTACACCTTAACGGTATCCGATGCAGACTCAAAAGGAACGTTTGATTGGCAGGTGTCAGCTTTTAATTTAGCAAATATAGAAACTACCTCAATATCAAGCAACCCCACATACACTCTCGAAGGTTTTACCTCAAGAACTGTTATAGCCTCACCAAATAGTTTGGGCGCAGGTTTAGCACCAATAGGTACCACCTCAATAAACCCAAGTAATATTACGTTTGAGAATGTATCAGAAGGGGGTACGGCTCCTAACGGAGGTACGTCATACACATACCAGTCATACGCCAACGGAACACAATTAAACAATTCTTTTGATGTTAACAATAAATTTACAGTTTGCGACCAAAATGGATTAGTTAACCCCAACGCAGATTACGTCTTTAATTTAGATAAATTAAATAGAGCTGCAAATAGCTCCACGTCAAATCCGGCCACATTCGTGATATCCGAATAGTTAAATACTATCGTAATCGGCTTTGCTGCAAAACTTACTAAGCTTGGTGCCATCCTCATCGACAGCCTTAAGAGCGTATCTTATAACTAAAGAACCCATCTTGGAAGCTTTCTCGTACGCATGCTTACTGACCCTATCTCTGTCCACCTGAACTTTTGTTTTTTTCTTTACGTTGTAAAATTCAACTTTCATAATATATTATATAAAATTATTCGTATTTTTCTTGATTAGCAGTTATTTTATCAAAGATATCTAGTTGAATATCTTCTTCCGCAAAATACCACTTATACATCAAATCATCTTTTATTTTATTTATTTTACCCTCTAATTTAAATATCGTTTTTTCTATCTTTTCTATATACTCAAAAGATATATTATTAATTGGTATATCTAATTCTAATGCAGTTTTAAATATAGTCCAAAAATCACCCTCCTGCTTTCCCTTAACCGCTTCATTGTAAAGCTCGGTCCTAGATTCGATTTCTTCTTCTGATAAATTTGCCGTTTTATCAGGATGGGTCATCTTAACTATTTCTCTATATAAATCTTTTATACCTTCGTCTTTATTTTTTGAATTCTTTTTTTTATCTCCACCCCCAGGGTCATCTAGAGGCGGCCTTATTTTTCTTTCAGAGCAATATTGAAACATTGATGATATAAAATTCTTTTGGGCCTGCTTAAAAATATCCGAGACTTCTTGATATTCTAAATCTATATAAAGAGCCTTGTGCCTTAATTTTGAAAATTTCTTATCAATTATATGTTTTGATTTTTCTTTATTCACACTCTTAGAAACTTCACCTTTATTTTCTCGCATATATATAAATACACAAAAAAGGCGACCCCGAAGGGTCGCCCAAGATAAATAAATCTTGCTCGATTACGCAGAAGCCATTACAACCAATGAGTATGCCCCACCAGCTGGAATATCATCAGAGAACTGGAATGTTGCAGAAGTTACGCTAATTTCGCTAAGTTGACATGCAACGATAGCGTCATTAGTTCCGGCTTTAATCATTCCGATAGCAGAAACATCCGATCCATTCGGGAATGCGCTTGGGAATGTTACTGCCTTAGAGGTGTCTCCTTCATTAAGAGATACTGTGATAACTCTTACATCATTCTCAGAAGCAACAACTGCTAAACTAGAGATATCTGTATCGAGATCAGCGTCTTTAGCTGTTAAGCTAGAAACCTCTGTATCTTTAGTGCTCTCATCGCTTTCGCGTTGAGCTTGAAGACTGGAAACTTCTGTGTCCTTAGTACTCTCAT